ACTGAAGAAACTGATACACAAATAACATTAGATAATATTCAACTAGAGCAAAATAATCAAACAACTGATTATGAACCTTATGGAAAAGTATGGTATGTAGAAAATAATATAGGTAAAATTGTTTTAGATGGAAGTGAGAATGGATGGAGTTATAATGATGCAAATGCAGTATTCATAATACCAGATTTAGTAGATTATTTAAGAGATGGATTTATACCATATTCAAATCTTTTACAAGGTCAAAATATATCTGCTTATAGTCAATTAAGTGCCAATAGTATTTCATTTTTAAGAAGTACAACACAAAATAGAATAGTAATTAAAAATACAAATTATACAGGTGTCACTGCATTTAAAAATTGGTTAAATAGTAATAATGTAACTGTATATTATGTATTAGCAACACCAACATATACTGAAATAACAAATACTGAATTAATAGAAGATTTAGAAACTCTTTATACTGCAAAATCACAAGAGGGAACTACTAACATATCTATAACTAGTGAAGATTTAGAAATGATATTAAATGTTAGTGCTTTAAAAGGAGATGCATAGTGTGGAGAATATTACAATAGGTCAAATAAATGCATTTTTAGGCATTTTAGCAGGGATTATCACTAGTGGTAGTATAATTATAGTATTTATACAAAAAAGTTTAAAAAAACTAATTAAAAATGAGTTAGAGCCTATATCTACTCAAATAAAAAACTTAGATGTTTCTCAATGTAAAAATTTTTTGGTTGGGTTTCTTGCAGATGTAGAGCAAGGAAATGAACTTGATAAAGTTGAAATTGAAAGAGCATACGAAATCTATGACCATTATGTTAATGATTTAAAACAAAACTCTTATATTCATAATAGATGGGAAAGTCTATTAGATAAAATGAAAGGAAAATAATTATGGATAAAATTAAAAAAATAGCAAAATATACAACTAATATTTTAGCAATTATTAATGCTTTATTATTAGGTTTAAAACCTATATGGAATATACCATATACAGATAAAATAACAGCAACAATAACAGTTATAATTGGTGTTATTGGTACATATTTATTAGGTAACAAAGCAAAGTCAATTTATGATGTAAAGAAAGGAGAATAATTATGTCAAAGCGAGATGAATTTGTAGAGATAGCAAAATCTCAAGTAGGAGTTAGAGAAACAGGTGTTAATGATGTTAAATATAATACTTGGTATTATGGTAGAGAAGTAAATGGAACACCAGGAACAAGTGAATATGCTTGGTGTGTAGTATTTGAAAGTTGGTGTGCTAACGAGGTAGGTATTTTAAATACATTAGTACCAAAAGAAAATAATGTAGGTAAATTAATGGATTGGTATAGTGCAAGAAATTTATATCATACTTCAAATTATAGCCCTAAAAAAGGTGATCTAGTTGTATTCAATAATGGTAAACATACAGGAATAGTTGAATATGTAGATAATAAAGTACATACGATTGAGGGTAATTCAGGAGATAAAGTAGCAAGACATACATATTCAATTTGGGGTAGTATAACAGGTTATTGTGAAGTTAAATTTGATGATAGTCCAAGTTCACCAGATACACCAGAACCAACAGGAGTTGTAGCAAGTTATCAAAGATGGTTAAATAATACTTATGGATTTGGAATTGCAGTAGATAATATTTGGGGTCCAGCATCAAAGAAAGCAAGTATAAAAGCATTACAAACAGAATTTAATAGACAATTTGGTGCAGGATTAGCAGTAGACGGGCTATGGGGTCCTAAAACAAAAAGAGCTTGTCCTATACTTAAACAAGGTGATAGAGGTAATATAACTAAAAATGTACAATTTAGATTAATGGCAAAGGGTTATAGTGTAGGAGATTATGGTGCAGATGGATGCTATGGAAATGGAACTGCAAATGGTGTAGGATCATTCCAAAGAAATAATGGATTAAGTTCAGATAAAAAATGTGGACCAAATACTTTTGAAAAATTGTTTAATTAAGGAATAAAAACATATATAGAACATAGAAATATGTTCTTTTTTTATTTTTTTAATAAAAACACTTGACAAAAAGTAAAATATAAGTATAATTGTAAGTGTAAGATATGAGAGGAGATGATACCTAAATAAAAAACATATCTAAAAAAATAAAATAAGAAAAGGAGAAAAGAAAAATGAAAAAAAGAAATTTAAAAAAATGGGTAAAGGAATTAATAGTTGTAATAACAATATTTATAATAGGATTAGGATTTATGCTTATATTAAGTGAAAGAGTAAATCAAATAGATAATAATAAAGGGGTAAGTTATGAAAAATATAATTAAAGAATATTTAGAAGAAACAATAAATACAAAAAGAAATTTAAAAAGAAATAATGAAGCTATGAAAGAACAAATAGATAAATTAATGGAAACATTAAAAGAAGCAAGAAATAACGAAAAATATGCAATATCTCAAATGAATAAATATAAAAAGAAATTAAGAGAAATAAAAAAGGGGATGAAACAAAATGAGAATAACACAAGATGAATTTGATATTATTTCAAAAGCAAGTGAAATAACATTAACAGATTATGAAATAAAATGGACTGACCACGATAACTTAGAGGGTTATATAGATTCAGAAGATTTATTAGTAATAATACAAGATTTAATTTGTGAAATAGAACATAAAGAAGAAGAAATAGAAGATATTAAACAAGACATAGAAAGTAATTATAAACCTTTAACAATAGCCGAACAAGTTGAATAAAAATAAAGGGTAAATTTAAAGAGTAAAATATAAAAAGGTATAATTATACTATTAATATAAAAACTCTTTAAAAAAAGGCATAAAAATACAAAATAAGAAAGGATTGTAAGTTATGTATCAAATAAAAGAAACAACAAAAGAATTAATAAAGGAAAAAATAAGAATTTCATATTTGACTAAAAAAACTGAATTAAGCAGACAATATATTTCAATGATAATAAATAAGAATCAAGTATGTTCTCAAGTGGTAGCATATAATATAACAAAAGCATTAGATGAAAATAAAAAAATAGAAGATTATTTTACAAAAATATCTTGAAAATAATTTAATTATATGGTAGAATTATACTTAAGAAAGTAGGTGATAAAAATGTATATGTTAAAAGATGGATTATATTTCAAATTTAATCAATCAGAAGCAAGTAAAATAATCGGAATAACACAACCAACAATGAATAATATTATGAATAGAAAAGTTGCTTGTAGAAAAGTATTAGCATTTTGTATAACAAAATACATAAATGAAACTGCTGAAATAGAAGATTATTTTGAAAAAGTGGAAGGAAGATAAGGAGATGAGAGAAAGTTTTATATTTTATAAAAGTTTTTATGAAAGTATAAAAGAACTTGATCCATTAGACCAAGTTCAAATATACAATGCAATATATGAATACGAATTTTATAAAATTATACCTGAATTAACAGGGGTATGCAAAAGTATATTTACATTAATTCTACCACAATTAGAAGCAAATGACAAAAGGTATGAAAATGGAAAAAAAGGTGGTAGACCAAAAAAACAAAATGAAACCGAAATAAAACCAAAACAAAACCAAAATAAAACCAAAATAAAACCTAATGTAAATGATAATGTAAATGTAAATGATAATGTTAATGTTAATGATAATAATATAAATAATATAAATAATAATAAAAAGAAAAATATAAAAAGAAAAATATATTTTGAAAATGAAGAATTAAATAAATTATTTTTAGAATATTTAGAACTAAGAACAAAAATAAAATGTAAGAATACTGATAGAGCAATTAATTTATTACTTAATGAATTAAATAAATATGATGATGACATCAAAATACAAATGATTAATAATTCAATAATGAATAGTTGGAAATCAGTATATCCAGTAAAAAATGCTAAGACCAATGAAATAAAACCAGAATGGTTAGATAAAAAATATGTAATAGAAAGAAATGAGGAAGCAGAAGATGTCGAAAGAAGATTTCTTGAATCAATTGAAGAAAGCTAAGAAAATTAAAATAGATTTATTAAATGGAATTGTTATAGATTTAAAATTTGATAAAGAATTAAAAATGTTTAGAGGATACTCAGAAGATATAAAATGTGAAATTGGGATTTGGAGTGCAAAAACACTTTATGAAATAGCAAATGAAAATTGGAATTATAAATTAATAATGGAGGAATAAAATGAATTTTGAAAAATTAAGTGCAATAAATGTAAATGAACATATAGAAAATAAAAATGGGCTTGCATATTTAAGTTGGGTTTGGGCTTGGAGTGAAATAAAAAAACAATGTCCTGATTCAAATTATGAAATAGAAAAGTTTGAAAATAACTTACCATACACATACGATGAGAATACAGGATATATGGTATTTACAAAAGTAACAATAGATAATCAAACTTATGAAATGTGGTTACCAGTAATGGATGGAAACAATAAAGCAATGTTAAATCATCCATACACATACAAAGTAAAAGAATACAAAGATGGTAAATGGACTGGTGGATATATAGAAAAATCAGTAGAACCAGCGACAATGTTTGATATAAATAAAACAATAATGAGATG